GTGACGTAGGGGGGGGTCTAGGAGACTCCGTAGAGGGGGTATATGGGCCGTTTTCATCGCTTGGGCGTAGCAGGGGGCAGGGGGCTAGGCGCCTTATTCTTGCCGCGTCTGGCATTCACATGAGGAAACAGACCGCACGCATCAGAGTTCACGGTGCGTTGGATCTCCTTCGCCCTGGCACGCATCCAGAAGTGAGAGCGGCCATACATCTTGCCGATGAGGCGAGAGGACAGACAACCGGGCAGACTGAGCGCCCAGCGGATGAGCTCGACGTGTCGACGGAAGGCGAAGTTATCCGTGCAGGCCAGCGCATCCATGAAGCCCTTGAGCATCACGCCGACATGATCGCGGGAGATGAACGCGTCGACCTCTTCGCGTCTGCCGATGTCAGTCGGGTTGAACGCCCAGTCAGGATGATTGGCGTCGATGTTGAAGACGTGCCGAGGTTGCGCCATCTCAGCGTAAGGCAGCACGCCGTTCTCTCGCATCTTCTCCTGGACCTTCTTCGGCTGGGCAAAGAACCAAGCGTCAAACGACTTCGCCTCCTTAGCCGGAGCCGTCAGGTCGTTGAGCCTAGCGCGTGTCACGCGTCACAGCGTCAACCATCTTGACGGCGGGGCAAGTGGCAAAGGTTGTGCCAGTATCCGTCCATGTCGAACCGTAGCATTGCCTTACGGGTGAAGCGATAGGTCAGTGATGAATACTTGCCCGAGTAGTCCAGGGTCTGCTCGACGATGTCCTTGAGTTCCGCTGACGTCATCTTTGCCGGCCATGTGCTGATCACTTCCCTCAGCTCCATGTCTTTCCTTTCCTTGACTGCCTTGGCTGCCTCGGTGGCCTGCTGCCGGATATGCTCCATCCTCTCAGGCTCTTCCCTCCAGGACTTCTGCCGTAGCCGGGTCAGGGCGAGCTTACGGAGGACCCATCCTCTCCGCGCGGTGGTACGGTTAGGTTTGGTCATCGCGTTAGACTTGCGGCCTCGCCAGAGACTCGGTCGAACCCCGAGCGTCAGCGACAAGGGGTGAGACTAGAGTCACCCTTGTACGTAGTACAGGGACGGAAGTTGAGTTGGAAGTTGAGAAGGGATTTGACATTGGGCTAAAGGTGGGGGTCAGGGTGTTGACCCTCAGTTGACCTTAAAACGCCTTGGCGACCCCTTGGCGGGGCTGGAATCGCTATGCCTTGGGGCGTTGTCGGGTAGGCTTTCGGAGGGGGGCTGGCTGTATTCCCAGCGGATGACCCCCTTCTCGGCGGCGTGGCGGATGTAAATCTCGCCCTTGAACTGGTTGGCGTGGTCCTTGAGGCCGGCACGGCCACGGCGCTTGGTCAGGCCGAACTTGTAGATCGGCTCTTCGCCCTGGCATCGGAAGAGGACGGCGACCTCGCGGAACCAGTTGGTGAACTCGGAGGAACCTAGGCCCGCGTAGGCTAGGTCGGCGACGGTGTGGCCTTCCTTGTCGGAGGCGGCCTTGGGCTTCCCGGTGTGGTGCATGGCCACGAGGACGGCGCCTGTCTCGAGGAGGATGGGGGCGAGGTCATGGCGCAGGAACTTGGACGCCTGCTCCTGGTCGGAGACGTCGATGCCCGCGAAGGACAGCAGAGGGTCGACGAAGACGATGTCGGCCTTGTGCTCGACGATGAGGTCACGTAGGGCCGAGGTGAAGGTGGTGCCGGTGCTCACGGTGTCGCGGAAGATGGCGAGGTGTTCGCGCAGCTGAGAGCGTTCGTCGCTGTCAAGGTATGCCCCGGCGATGACGTCTTGCAAGGCCTCGGAGATGTCCCCCGCGTCATTCTCAGCCTGGAGCACGATGGCACGAAGGGGCTTGGCGGGCTTGATGCCGAAGAAGTCCTTGCCGATGCACCAGTGGACGGCGGCCTGCATCATCAGGGAGGACTTGCCGGTGCCGGACTGTCCGACGATCAAGAGGGAGCCGCCCTTGCAAAGCCAGCGGTGGTTGCCGAGGATGCAGGACGGGTCTTCCTTACGCTCGAAGGATAGCAGGGCGTCGAAGTCCATGCGCTGCGGGCCGTGCTTGGCTTTCCGACCCTTGCGGGTTTCGGCGATGGTGGCATAATGGTCGAGCAGGGTGTCCGGGTCGGTGGCCTGTTCGGCGGCGACGAGGGCACGGCGGAGGATGGCCGCGTCCGCGATCATGTCGGCGTGCTCAAGGCGGAAGGACGCTTGGCCTGCGTCACTGACTAGGAGCGAGACGGTGGCCTCGGTCACCGGGCTGTTGACCTGGCGTAGGCGCTGGCTGACCGTCAGCTCATCGGGGGCGACACCATCGACGGCCAGCGAGAGCATGGCGGCGGCGATGTCTTGATGGGCTGGCTCAAAGAAGTCGGAGGGCTGGAGGTCGCCCGGTAAGGGAAAGGCTTCGCGTAGGAGGACGCCGAGGAGGTGGCGTTCCGCGGCGACGTTATTCGGCGGGATCATGGAAGAGAGGGTTGGGGTTTGTGGGCGTGGGTGCCCGTGGTCAAGATGCTTTGCGTAGGATGCGGTCTAGGTCGGCCTTGCGGTAGTAAGGGACGCTCCGCGGATTGCGGAGGATGCGGACAGACAGGGCCATGCCGTCGATACGGTATTGCACGCCGCGGACGGTGCGCCGGTGCTTGTGGGCATACTCGGAGAGGGTGACCCATCCCTTGGGGGCCTTAAACTTCTCGAGGGCTTCAGCTGCGGCCTTGGCGGCGGCCCAAGACTTGAACCTGGGCGACAGGCGATAGATGAAGCGTCCTCGGCGGATGGTCTTCTGTTCAGCGTAGCCTGCCTTGACGATGCGGGCGAGCGGCAGAGAGACACCGGCTCGGGTCTTGTATCCCAGGAGGCGGACAACCTCCGTGGTCTTGTGCCAGCCTTCGGGAGTGTCGTCGGCGAAGTGCTGCTGCGGGGCTGGCTGAGTACGCATCAGCAAATCGGCGTAGTCCTTAGGCTTCATCAGATCAGGTCGTAAGCGGTCGAGCAGATGAACTTGCCTTGGAAGCGATGGGCCGTCCAGACCTTGCAGTCGCCGGTCTTCTCGTCGATTACCCCATGGAGCCAGCCGTTGCACCATTTGGTCGTGGCTAGGCGGCGCAGCGCATAGTCGGCCTTGTTGATGTCCATACAGCACATCGCCGAGACGCCGACGATAGCGGCCTCTAGATGCTCAATCGTGCAGAGGGAGAAGTCGTGGGTGTGTCCATGGATCACGACATCCCCTGGGCGGCCTAGGGTGCGGGCCGTCTCGCGGGTTGCGGCCACGCCAGCCTTGAAGCCGTGCGTGCCGGTAAGTTTCCCGACGCGGAAGCGGTTGACCCCTTCGGAGTCCTTACCCTTGACCGAGTAGCGGTGAAACTCCTTGCAACCGATCTCTGCTAGGGTGTCGGTGTATGACTGCACGGCCCGCATGGCGTTGTCGCGGCGGTCGCCGTTGCGGGAGAGCATCTGCTCCTCGGCGCGGATGTCATGGTTGCCCTGCATGAAAATCGTCGGCTTGAGCACCTTGCGCAGGAAATAATTGCCGTGCTTTAGGTCGTCAGTGATGCCCTCCTCTTGCTCGTCAGGGGTGGCGCCGCGTCTCCAGGCGCCGAAATCGAAGCAGTCGCCGGTATGAATGCGTAGCTGGGGTTTCCAGCGGCCGATGAAAGAAGCCAGCGCGTCCTGCGTTTCTTCGCAGACCAATTGGCCGTGGTTGTCTCCAGCGGCTACCCAGCGGATGATGCTCATCGGACGTTGATGTAAGGGATGGGCTTGCCGGCGTCGAAGGCCGCGAGCATCTCGTCACGGCGCTTGCGGGCGGTCTCGAGGTCGCTGGCGATGTTCTCGACGATGTCCTTGCCGCGGCGACGAAGGCGGAACCAATAGCAGTCGCCGAGTTTCTGGAGATGGTGGTTCGGGTTCTCGGCTTTGATGTAGGCGGGCTTGTCGTTTCGCCCGGTGCGGGTATACTTCGGGCAAGCCAGCAGGAAGGCCACTCGGTCGGGGGACAGGCCGACCTTGTTCGCCCAGCGCAGCGTGTCGGTGTTCAGAGTTTCCATGAGCGGGCGAGGTTGCGGCCTTCGGTCATGATCGCGTTACGCGAGGACGGCCTGAAGATATACTCCTGGTCGAACAGGTGAGAGGCGCGTATCTCGGCGATGCTGTCGAGCTCTTCGTCGTTGGCCGGGCCGACCCCAGCGGTGGCGACGTAGATGGTGCGGACCTTCCAGCCTTTCTCCCAGAGGATGTCCTGGCAGACGCGCAGCTCGTTGACGTAGCGCCAGTCGGAGCAGACGACCGTCTCTGGGGAGGGTTGGTCGTGGTGCTTCATGACCGGGCACCAGTTGGCGAAGTGGCGGGCGAAGACGTCCCGATCCATGCGCCGTGCGAACTTGCCCGCGTGGACGAGGAAGTCGCGGTTATCCACCTTGAAGTCCTCCTTGAAGAAGTCCCCATCAAGGCCGAGGTAATCCATGTAGTGGTTCGCGGCCTCCTTGAGGGCGTCAGCGAAGTTGATGTGCTCGGCGGGCCGCTGAGACCACTCGAGGATGCCGGAGGCGAGCGTGTCCTTGCCCGCCCTGGCGTAGCCTGCGATCAGGACGAGCGTCGGGGCGGACATCGGCGTGGGTGCTTCGGTCACGGGATTAGAAGGGAACGCCTTCGGGCGGCAGCGGCTCTTCGGGGGCGGTCGGCTTTTGAGAGCCGCGGGGATACGTCATCTTGTACTTATACTGAGGCTTGCCCTGCCACTCGCCGTTGGCTTCGACCTCGACGCCGACGAGGATGGTCTGGCCGCAGGCGGGGGCGATGTACTCCAGGAACTCGGCGGGGGTCGCGTCCAGCCTGATCTCGTTCGTGTACTTGCCGGAGAACTTGCCGACAAGCATGGCGAGGGCTTTGCCGTACTTGGACGAGAATGACTTGGTCAGGCAGAAGCCCTTGTCATCGACGAAGAAGAGGCGGCAGGAGGACGTGCCGTCTTCCCAGACCTTGACCTTGTCGGTGCCCTTGGGGCGGATGAGCTTGAGGCGGTAGGTGCCGTTCGTGCTGATGGACGTGAGCGGGGGGCGGTCGTTGTTATCGGTGGTCATGGTATTATTTGGAGACGATGTAAGCAAGGATCAGAGCGCAGCCGGTGAGGAACCAGAAGAACAGGGATGCCGCAAAGGTTTTCGTCAGGTCGTCTTTCTTGTGTTCTGGCATTTCGTCAAAGCCCTCCTTCTTGGGATTGCTGTGGAAAGCCCAGAACAGGCGACCAGCGATGACTGCGAAAATGCAGGCCGTGAATAGGAAGAACCCGGTGAGGATGTTCTGAATCATATTAGGCGAAGTTGATGTTAGTCGCGGCGCTGGGCTTGGCGGCGATGTCGATGGTGGTGATCTCGGTCTGATAGCCGGGCCAGTTGCCCGAGGCGGTGCATTCCTTATACAGGGTCAGCGCGCGCTCGAAGTCGAAGGCGGCGTTGGTCATCAGTTCCGGCCCTAGCTCGTAGACCGCGTGGGCGTAGGGCGGCTCCTTCTCGACGGCGATGAAGCGGAAGCCAAGGACGCGGCACTTGTAGGCTGACTCGACGGCGTGCCGGTAGAAGTAAGCCTGGAGGGCGTACTTGTATTTACGGACGGACTGAAGGAAGCCGTGCGGGCTGGCGTCTTCGCAGGTCTTCAGATCGTAGATGTAGCCGTCGTCAGAGATGCCGTCGATGGCGCACTTGACCAGGGTATCGCCGAGGAAGGCGGTGAACATGACCTCGGTCTTCGTCAGGACGATGCCATTGTTCTTCATGCAGGCCGCAGCAGAGTTGGCCACGGCATCGACAAGGGCGCCCTCTTCGGCGGTCAGGATGGCCTTGCCTTCGTTGGCGGTGACGAACTCGGCCCACTCGGCCTTGCCTTCCTTCGTGCGCTTGTCCACGTCCGGGGCGATGGCGTGCGTGGCGTTGTAAGCGTCCAGCCCTTCGAGGGCGAGCTTGTGGACCGCGGTACCGACCCGGAGGGCCTTGGAGTCCTCGCGGGTGCGGGCAAGGTAAGCCTGGTAATGGGCGGGGGACTTGAGCAGTTCCTTCGCGCCGGATTGGTTGAGCGCTTGGATGCCGTCATAGATGACGCGTTCGGTGATGAGGTCGGGCATGGGTGTGTTATTGGGTGTTGGTGGGAAAGGTCAAAGAAGGGCCATGATGGCGTCGGCCTGATCGGGGCGACGGCGCTGGATGGCGGTCACGCACATGGTCGAGCCCACGGCGAAGCGGGAGCAGGCGACAGGGCGGCTGGCGTAGGTCTTGCACTTGCCGGAGCCGGAGAGGTGCGGGCATCGGGAAGGCAGTTCGGCGAAGGTGCGGCCGACGATCATGAAGACCTCGCCGCGGGCGGCGTAGAACTCGGTCGTGGTCGGGGACGCGTCGATGGGCAGGAGGATGCTTTCACAGCACGCACCCTTGCAGAGTTCACAGGCTGTCATCTTCGGGGCTGGCTTCTTCGACGCTGGCGGAGATGCGGCGCACGTCTTCGAGGGCGGACTCGGCGGCGTTCTCCATGGCCTCGAGCGTATTCCGCAGGACGCGCAGCTGGACGACGAGGACGTGGACGCGGTCATGGAGCGGCTTGACCTGGGCGGCTTCGTCAGCGGTGTCGATGTGATCGGTGAAGACTTGGAGCTCGGTGATGGCCGAGCGGTTGAGGTCGGAGAGCGTGATGATGTCGGCGTCGTGCTGTTCATAACGTCCGGCGATGTGCTGGACGGTGGCGAGCGAGCCCGTGATGTTCTCGACGAGGCGCTTGATGTTTTCGCGGTTGGTCATGAGCGGGTCGGCGTGAAGGTAAGTTCCTTTATCTCCCCATTAGGGGCAAGCGTAAAGAAGCGGACGGCGGAGCGGGACAGGGACGGGTAGGTCTTGCGCTTCCAGGCGTTCAGGTCGGTCAGGAAATCGGCGTGCTTACGGGCGGTAAGTTCGACGTAAGGGTAGCCGTCCAGCAGCAGGAGCAGGGCGTACTGGCCGCGGATGGTCGTGGCGATCTTCTCGATGCCCCTGGGGGTGTCAGCCATTGGACTGCTTGCCCTCCTTGGCGGCGTCCCATTTTCTTGCCATCTTGCACCATTTGTCGGTGAGACATTCAGAGCGATAAACATCCATAATAATTTCATCGCCGATAAGGCGGAGCCGCTCGACCTCGGCCTTGAGGCGATTAAGTTCGTCAGTCATTTCTGGTCGAGTTAGTTGGCAAAACTTCTGCCAGTTATCAGAACGAAGTTTCCACAACTCGACCTCGGCCTTGACCTGCATCAGTTCAGACCTTGCCCAAGATAGGTCGGACTCAAGCCCACGACCCCACGCAGTCGTCTGCGAGAAGTCAGCCATAAGTCTGGCGTAAGCATCAGCCATCCTATCAGCCTGTTGGGTATAGACTAGATTAAGAACTTCTTTTCTTTCGAGGTGTTTGTCGCTCATTTTTGTATTTCAGTTTGTAAAGTGCTTCTCCGTGTTCGTCGTGAGACTTCTGGAGGCTAACAATAAGTCGTTCAACCTGCTTGGTCAGCCGCTCGACCTCGGCCTTGAGCCGGGCGTTCTCCTCCTTGAGGGCTTCGGCCAAGTGCTTAGGCACAAGCTTGCCGTACTCGTTTAGGTCTTCGCTCATTGCCCGGTCTTGGCGCGGTTCCACTTGGCGATGGTGGCGATGCAGCAGGCCTTCGAGATGGCGTCGAACTGGCAGAGCTCAGACTGCATGATGTCATCGAGGACGCGGGCGAGTTCGTTGCCAGCGTAGCGCATCTCGGAGATGGTCTTGGCCTGAGCCTCGGCGCGGGCTTCGGCAGCCGACGCGAGGTTCTGGTTGTGGAGGTGCCGCATGGCGGCGTTCACCGGGTCGAAGGGGTCGAAGGGCTTAGGGTCGCTCATTTGGTCAGCGGGCGAGGGGTGGGGGAGAAGGCAGGGGCGGAAGGTGCGGAGGCCGCAGAACGGAAGCCAGAGGCCACGGCGCCGTCATCGTCGAGGTCGACCGAGATGCCGCACGCGGTCTGGATGGACTGCCGGCGGATGTAGGTGATGGCTCCGCCAATCTGCTGGGCGGTCAGTCCCTCGGCCTTGACGAGCAGGGTGCCGAACTCAAAGCGTTCGCCGGACGCGTGGAGGAAGGCGGTCGACACGCCGACCTTGCCCTCCTGGCTGACGAGCGTCTGGATCAGAGCGAGGTCGTGGTCGAGCAGCACCGGCTTGATGGCGTCGAGCAGCGCGTCGAGGGAGACGTACTTGGCCTTGAAGGCCGGGTTGATTTTGTTGGCCTTCACGTTGTCCAGGGCGGCGAGCGCTTGGACGAGGGAGGCGGTGGCGGAGGATGTGGGCTGTTTGCTCATGGTGGAGATTATTTGGTGGCGTCGGCCTTAGTGACTTCGCCGGCCTTGATGGTGGCCTCGATGTCGGCGAGGGACATCCGCGTATAGTCGGGGACGAATAAATTATAATAGGTAACCCCGTTCCTCACGGTAGGAGTGAGAAGGCGGGCGACCTTCTGATCAGGTAAAACGATGTATGACGAGTCCGCAATGATGCGGTAGTCGGCGGGGAGTTTCGGGTCTTTCTTCATGTGAGGTTAAAGGTTACAAAGTAAAGGGTCTTGCCGAGTTATGTAAACTCAGTTGATGACGCCGCGGGTGGCGGAGTCGAAGATGAGGAGGGCGTCGGCGTTCCAGAGGGTGACGTCGACGGAGGGGAAGAGTTCGGCGGCTCGGGCCTTCAGCTTGTTCTTCCACTGGGTCGTGGTCAGGTCGCCCTTCGTGCCACAGGTGTGCGTCTTCTGCCAGATGGCCGGGCGGATGCGGTGAATCTTCCAGCCCATGGCGACGGCGGCGCCGTAGAGGACGCCCGTGTTCCACATCAGTTTGCCGATGGCCGAGCCGGGGATGTTCTTACCCGCGAAGAGCGGAGGTTCCTCAAGGTAGAGCGAGACGTCCTTGGCCTTGCAGCTGAGATCAGCGAGCAGTTGGCAGACCTCGATGTCTGACGACGGCATCTTCGCGCACTCCACAGGGTCGCCGTCTGCCGACCAGACAATGCCGCCGTTTACGCCAGGGTCGATTGCCACGATGAGATGAGCCACGGCAAGACCCTTTATCGGGGCTTGGCCGAGGACAAGCGGAAAAGGTTGGCCACGCGTTCGGCGTAGTCGTTCGGGGCAAATCGCCGGGAGACGGCTCCTGACCAGCCGACGTTCCAGACCAGGGCGAGTTGTTCGGGCGTCGGGTCGGGCTTGCCGATGCGCTTGAAGTTGTCGCGGATGGTGCGGAGGTGGGCGGCCGCGATCATGTCCTGGGCGGTCGGGTTGCGCCACTTGCTGAACTGGTAATGATAGTGGCCTTCCCGCTTGAGGCGCTCGTTGGCATCGTCCCAAGCGGCCTTCCCGACCTGATACATGCCACGCTCGCCGGCTGCGCCCACGGCCTTGCGGTTCTGGCCGGACTCGACCATGGCGATGCACTCGAGCAGGGTGGCCTCAGCTGCGGCGGCGGCGTTGAAGCCGAGGAGCAGCAGGGCGACGATCGAGAAGGGGCGCATGGGCTTAATCATGGGGCTTGCCCTCCTTGGCGGCGTTCGACCAGTCATCGACAAGTTTCTGACTGTCCGTGAACCTGTCGTTGATGCCGTGGACATTGATTTTAACAGCCATCGCATCCCCGGCCTTGGTCAGCCGCTCGACCTCGGCCTTGAGGCGGGCGTTCTCGGCAATAGTATCATCGAACAATGCTCGGTTGAACTGTGCGTGTAGTTCACTCACATCGACACGGAGGCTTGCCAGACGATACCGCTCGGCTTCGGCCTTGAGTTCGGCGTAGTCCTCCCACGCTACCCATCGACCTTCAAATGCTTCGACCATACTTGCCGAATAATCGAATTCGATTTCACCGCAAGGGTCGCCATTGGAGATGTTGACCATCTCCTCGTTGTATCGCTTCGGTTCGCTCACGACTGCACCCCCTTGGCCTTTCGTAGAAGTTCAGCAAACTCCCAAGCCCGAAGGTCTTGTCTTTCGTGGCGTTCATCAAGGTCGATGATAGTCAAATCAATGGCCTTGGTCAGCCGCTCGACCTCGGCCTTGAGGCGGGCGTAGTCCTCGTAACGGACAAACTCTCCTTCTTTGTGTTGTATCAGCAGGCAAGAATAGCCTTTCGGTCCAAGGTTGCAGACATCCGACATATATCGCTTCGGTTCGCTCATACGCGTCGGGGGACTTGTGATCCGGCCACTTCGAAGCCATCTAGCTCATAAGAATATGTTACGCCCACCCAGCCGCCGGCGGCGCAGTAAGCCTGGAGCGAGATCTTAGCGGCGCCGTCTTCGCTCAGGGCCTCGTGGTAATGGTTGAGCAGCTTCTTCATCCGGTCGGACTGGATGGCGGTCTTGTTACTGCAAATATCACCCGTCAGAATTCGCTCGTTGATTTCATAAACCTCGGAGAGCAGGGCGACCATGCCGTCCAAGTGGCGGAAACTACTCATGGGGGTGAGCGTCGGGGGTGATGGCGCCGCGGATGATGCGGCTTTCCATGTCGGCGATGACTCGCTCGTTGTGCATGGCGACGGCGTAGGCCCGGTCGTGCTTGGCGATCCAATGCTCGCGGGAGTGGGAGAGGCGGGTGACCTCCTGACGGAGCAGGCGGTTCTCATCGTCGGTCTTGTCGGCCAGAGCCCGCAGCGCGTTGCAGTTGCGGTGCAGCTGACGGGCGATGCTCCAGGGGAAGAGCCACCAGAGGCGGGGGAGGGAGTCAGGTCGGATGATGTGCATGGGATTGTAGGGGCGGTGGGATGGGTCAGGCATTGGAGGTAGGGCGGGAGAAGCGGCGGGCCTTGCAGCGGAGATAGTAAGCGCGCTTCATGGCCTTGACCTTTTCAGGATGGCGAAGCCTCCAGCGTTTGACGTTTGCCCGGTGACGCTCGGGGTTGCTGTATTTGGGCTTGCTGACCTTGCCGAGCCAAGTCGTCTGGGTCAGTTTAATCCACGTCGCAAAGGTCTGCCCGGTCACGCCCACGACCTTGGCTGCGGCCTCCTTGCTCATGCGGGCCGCGTTGAGCGCCGCGATGTGCGGGAGCAGAGCCTCCAGCCGGCGGGCGTTGAACAGGGCGATGGGCTTTAGCAGCGGGATGTCTCGACCGAGGAAGGTCACCGAGGTGACGAACTGGAAGTTGGCGTTAGGCATGGTCTTACTTCTGGCGGCGGTACGGGCCGCGGCGGTTGAGGTTGACCCACTGCGTCCCGGTGATGTCCAGCCAGGAGCGGAGGGTGCCGACGGTGGTGCCGAGGGCTTCGGCGGCGTCGCCCTGCGTCTTGCCAGCGGCGTTGAGCGCGGCGATCTGCGGGAGGATGGCCTGAAGGCGTCGGGCGGCATACTCGGCCATCGGGCGCTTGAGGGGGAGGACGCGACCGGCGAAAGTCAGCGTCTCGACGTAGGGGTGGTTGGCGTTGGGCATGGTGGGCGGGAAGTCTTAGTGCTGGTCGATGATGGTCAGGAGGTCGGGGCCTTCGGCGAAGAAGACGATGACCGTGGCGATCAGGGCGGCGAGGAGGAGGAGCTTGATGAGGTTCATAGGTTTGGTGGAACGGAAAGCACCTTGCCCGACTGTTCCACATTCGTCAAGCACCTTTCCGCAAATACCCTGTGACCCCACTCAAGGGGTCAGGGCAATTCGTGTCCCTCAGGTCATCGAGGCCCGCCATGAACGAGCGTACCCCTACCCGACTGAGTTCAGTTTGCTCCTAGGGTCGCCTCCGTCAAGGGGCAATAAAAGACCCCCCGAGAGAAACCATGCCAGGGGCAGAGGGCCGGGGGGGGTTTACTAAGGCTAATGTGCCACCCTAGTCCGCCACGTCAAGGGGCATTAGACCCCTCTGGCTTGCCCTAGGAGACGCTTTGACGGCGGGAGCGTAAGAAGACCGCCACCCCTACCCCTAAGCACCCCACGGCCAAGGCCCAACCTAGGTCGCGGACTGACCGCAGGGCTAGGGTCGCCGTGCTCATGTTGCGCTCGAGGTCGGCAGAGTCGGACTTCAGGCCCGCGTCCGTCACGATCATGACCAGGGCGTCAGTCGATTGCAGCTGGTCGAGGACGTAGCCGGCGATGTAGGCCGACGACAGGGCCGAGACTCCCGCGAAGCCGGTGAGCAGCGTGACCGCGAGCAAAAGGTTAGCGCTTCCGCTTTCCTGCTTTGCTGGATTTGCTTTTACCATTGGGTTTTACTTTGCCGGCGATTGCTCCGACTTCCTTTTCGGCGCGAGCCTTGAATGCCTTGAGCAAATAATCTAAGGCCTCGGGCGCGCAGTAACCGATTGCACCGATGGCGCCCATCCGCAGACCAGGGCTTTGGATATGTTCGGCGATGGCGTAGCCGGCGAGGCACGATGTAATCCCCGCGGCGAGCACGCGCCTGATCACCCAGCCAGGGGAGACGGGGGTCGTACTCATCAGGAGGCGTGCGCACATTGCTAGGCCCCCTAGGGTCGCGGCCACAAGCCCGTCTTTCACTTGAGAGGGAATGGCCTCGGGGTCGATGGGCGGAGGGGGAGGGCTCACGAGATGCGGGGCGGCTTAGAGTTGGGCGAGATGAGGACGCGGCGGTAGTCCTGAGCCCAGAGCAGGGCGGCGAGGTCTTTCCCAGCGCGGTCAACTTGGGGCTCACTGAGTTCGGGGAAGGTCAGGTGAATCTGCTCGTGGCAGAGGACTTCGAGCTGACGCTTCGCACCGAGACGCGGGTCAATCTCGATGAGGTTCTCACCGATGGTGGCCTGACCCCAAGCGCGCTCCTTGCCAAGTTTGCGCCAGATGACCTTGGCTCCCTTATTCTTGCGGCGGGACATCGGTGGGAGAGGGCTTGTTCACCGAGTCGCGAACCTTGTCGGCCAGCCACCAGAGGCCGAGGCCGCAGGAGATGACGATGGTCGCCCCGGCTGCATACTCGAACCAGGGCGAGTCGATGATGAAGGGGACCGATCCGCAGAAGGCTCCGCACAAGAGCAGGGGCAGACCGATGCGGGGGCCCATGAAGGCGGTGGTCAGCGCACCGATGACGGCGAGGCCAGCACCGACGAGCGTCCATGTCTGGGCGGAGGCGTCCTTCTTCACGCGCTCGACCTCCTTCTGAAGCTCGACGATGCGGGCGTCCTTCAGCTGCGAGACGCGGGCGGCTTCCTTCTGGTCGGCCTCGAGTTTCTCCCACGCCTTATTGACGGCGGTGGCGAGTTTGCGTCCGAACTCCATCTGCTTGGCGTAGTCGATGGGGTCGGCCTTGGTAGCCCGGGCCACGGCGAAGGCCACGTCCGCCTCGGGGGGCGGGGGCAAATAGGACTGAGCTAGGCGGGACTCCGCGACAACCACCTTCGGCTTGTCGGCGTTCTTCTCGATGGCGACGAGCGCAGCGCCTACGCGGTGATCCGTCTTGTCCAGGTCTTTGCCTAGGGTCTGGACGGCGTCAGGCTTGGTCGGGGCCGGAGGCTGGACAGGAAGGGGAGCGTCGGCGGGCTTGGCCGACTTGCACCCAGCCAGGGCCACGAGGGCGATGACTAGGAGCAAGCGCACGGCCTTACTTGCCCTTGAGGGCGTCGAGGATGGACTTGCCCTTCTGCTCGAGGTCGGCGGCCTTGGCGGCGTGCTTGCGGAAGACGAGGGCTCCGGCGATGAAGCCGACGAGGAGGGCGAGGATGTGAGTGATCATGGTGTTATTGGGAGATGAGTTCGACGCGGACGAGAGGGCCGAGGTCGGCGGGGGTCTGCGGGCTGTCGAAGGTGACGGTCACGCTGGCGCCGTCGGACTCGGCGGGTTCGCCGTTGCGCTGCGGGAAGACCGCTTGCAGGAAGGCATATGGGTCTGCGAGGGATACGCCAAGCATTGAGACTTTGTAAGTGTATGCCATAAGTTTAGTCCAGATAGAGCCAGCCGCCCGTTCCTCTGATCATGCCTCTTACCGTAGGGGTGGCAGTTGCTTCGACCTGCTCACGGTATGCGGATTGGAAGTTGGCGGTGGCTCCGGTCGGGCCAGCCGAGGTCGTGGCGACTTGTGTTCCGTTGATGTATAGGGTGACGTTGCCCGTGCCGTCGGAGTAGATGACCCAATTGATGCCAGCGCCGTCGGCAATCGTCGTTGACGTAGATACGTCAGTCAGGGCAGTGCCGTTGTGAACCGTCAGCACGACGACAGACGACACGCCACCGACTTTCTTCCAGCCGATACCCCTTACGGTCATGTCTCCGGTAGTTTGACCTGTATAACCGCCAAGGGTAACGCGGCAGATCGTATTTGAGTCTCCAAGGTAACTCGGAGAGCCGCCTGCTCCCGTGTTGGTATAACCAGACATCCAGATTTTGTTTGAGAAATTAATCTGTTCACGGTTGGCAGTGCTTCCACCGAATCCCGCTGTTCCGTTGATGCCTAAAGAGAAACTAGCACGTCCGGTTGCGAGGCTGTTCAGGAACGCCTCGCGCATATAAGTAAAACCAGAGTTTGTACTCAAAGACCCGGAGCCGGAAACCGATGTGCTGTTTGCAACCGCCAAGGAACGACACTTGGGGTTGGTCACAAACCAGCCTTGGTTTGCGGGAGAAATCGTGGTTGTCGTCGATGTGGCAGCCAGCAGGTTGGAAGTCGTCGCAAAGTCAGGCACCTCCTGCTGGACAAACGCCGTAGTCGCCAGCGCCGTGGTGTTGTTGCCAGCGGACTGCGTGACGCCGATCGTGCCGGTGGGCAGGGAAGGCGTGCCGGTGAAGGTCGGGCTTGCGAGGTCGGCCGCCCCAGAGACATCAGCCACGGCCAGCGTGATCGCACCAGTCCGGCCAGCGACGGACGTGACAGGAGCAGAGGTCAGGTATCCGGCAGGGTTGGAGCTGAGCGGGTAGTAAAGGCCGTTCGCGACAGTGGTCGTCGAGTAGTCGGCAGCCGTGGCGGTCGCCATCGTTCCGAGCCCGAGGTTCGTCCGAGCCGTGCCGGTGTTCGCGAGGCCGCTCAGGTTGTCTGCCTTGAGCAGGAAGCCAGAAGGGCCGGGGTAGGCCACGGTCTGCTGAGTACCGCCGGGGAACTGAAGGTAGGTATCATTAAAGAACCATCGAGTTGACCCGCCGACGACCATCGAAATCTGACCAGCACCAGCCCTGAGATGGATGTAGTTGTTGGCGTCTTGATTGACGTTTACGGTGGCAGTGTTGATTCCGCTAGGCTCGACAGTCAGGATGCCATCGACCGAAGGCTCGAGGATCGTGGCATAGGTCGACGCGGCGGTCGAGCTGGTGAGGTAGGACGACATGGCCGCCTGCGTCTGATAGGTCGAGGCCGCAGCCGAAGTCGTGAGATACGACGACATCCCCGTCAGGGTCTGGTACGTCGAGGCCGCCGTCGTCGCGGCGAGTTTCAGGTCGAGCGCGTTCTGGAGATCAGTCTGCGAGCTGAGAGTGCCGGTGATGGCTCCCCAGGCTACGGAGGTCGCAGGAGTGACGCCGCCGACGTTGACCACCCAAGCCGCGTAGGTTCCCGAGCCCGTGTGGTGATTGATGTCCACGGTCAGGACGCCAGTGCCAGAGTTATACGTCAGCACCTCGCCGTGCATATGGTTCGACGCGTCGTAAGAGATCGTGATGTTCTGGGTCGGCGTGTAGGAGAGACCTGTGCCAATCGTGAAGGTCTTGTTTCCGTTGCTGATCGTGTTGCTCGTCGTCGAGGTCGTCAGGTAGCGGTCGCCGGAGATGACCACATCCCAAGCCGCGTTCTTTCGGGCGTACTGCGATCCGTCCGAGGGGGCGTCATTGACGACAGCCAGGGAGCCGAGGCCGAGGTTGGTCCGGGCCGTGCCGGTGTTGGCCAGCCCTGCCAGATTCCCGGCCTTTGCCAGATAGTCCGACATTCCCGCGAGGGTCTGGTAGGTAGACGCGGCGGTGGAGGTCGTCAGGTAGGAGGACATCCCCGCCAAGGTCTGGTAGGTCGAGGCCGCCGTGGCGGAGGTCAGGTAGGGCGTCAGCGCCGCAGCCGTCAGGAAGCCAGAGGGGTTGCCCGTCAGGGGATAGAAGCCAGCGGTCACCCAAGACTCGGTCGCGTAAGCCGACAGGTTGAGCGTCACCCAGTCGGTCGCGTAATCGACGCCCGAGGTCTTCTGGAGATACTGTCCAGCCGTGCCGCCGGCAGGAACGCCAGGGCCAGCAGGGCCGGGGACGCCGACCGAACCCGTCAGGGTGCCAGGGACGATGCCCGAGATGGTGCCCGAGATGGTAGACTGGTCAGCGGAGAATACCCCCGAGATGGTCCCGAAGGTCGAAGCCGTCGAGGTGATCGTCGCGTCGGGCATGGCTTAGACGGTGACGGAGTCGATGACGTTGACGCGGAAGAGTTCGGTGCGCG